GAGCGCAAGAAAGCCAAACCACCCCCCGCACCAAGGACGAGCAAGCCCGAGAAGTTTGATCCTGTGGCCTACGTTAACCGAAACCGAATCAGCGCAAGGAGCGGCAATGAGCCAAGCGAAGACAGCAACATCATCGACATCACCCCTAAGCGCCTGGCTTGAGCCGCACCCGGCCTTGGATGGCGTGGCGCTGATTGATCACCTGTTCAACCGGCTCGATGGCATGTATCCGCACCGCTGGCGGTCTGCCTTCGCCAACCAACAGGCAATTGCCAACTGGCGAGAAGCCTGGGCGGAAACGTTCATCGATGAAAAGATCACGCTCAATGAGGCCAAGGCCGGGCTGAACGAGTGTCGACGGCGTTTGGATTGGCCTCCGGCGCTCCCAGAGTTTCTCAAGCTATGCCGTCCAGCTTTTGACTTCGAGGTGGCTTACCACGAAGCCATGATCCAGATGCAGAACCGTGAGCGCGGAACCGACAAATGGTCACATCCGGCGATATTTTGGACCACCGTAGCCATCGGTGTTTTCGACATGCGGAACTCGTCCTGGATTGCCATAAAGCATCGTTGGAGCAAGATTCTCCAGGCCGAGTTCGACAAGGGCGAATGGCCAGCCGTGCCGGATCGCAGGGATGCGCTTCCGGCACCGGGAAGAACCACGCTATCAAGGGAAGAAGCCAAGAAGCGCCTCGATGAGCTTGGGGCAGGATCGATCCTGAAAAAATCAAGCACCCGCAACGAAAACGGCGAATTGCTCTGGGCTGTGCGCATCTTCGGGCGATACGCAGCCGGAAACTACGACAGCGAATACGGGCTCAGGTGCGCCGAGGAAGCGCTCGGAAGAAGACGCCCTGACCGCGCACGGGTGACGCCGTGAATGTGCGGACTGAAACCCTGCAACAGCCCCAACTGCACCTGGTCGGAATCCCACCGGCTGGCCATGGAGATCAAGTTCATTCAGAAGCAGTTCCCGGAGAAGCACGACAGAGCTGAGTTCTACCGTGGAGTGAAGCAGAAACGGGGCGAGGCAGCGGCAATCAAGCTAATCGACCAAGTGAATCAAGCCAGGAGGGCAGGGAAGTGATCCAGTTTGTCGTACCAGGAAAACCAATTGGGAAAGGACGGCCACGTTTCGCCAAGCGCGGAAATTTCGTCAGCACTTACACCGACGAAAAGACTGCCAGCCATGAAAACTTGATCAAGCTGTATGCAGGCAAGGCGATGAATGGCCTTCCGGCAATACAGGAGGCTGCACAAGCGGAGATCGTGGTTATGGTGATACCTCCGCATAGCTGGAGCAAAACGAAGCGCCAAAACGCCTTAAACGGGCTGATTCGTCCGACCACAAAACCAGATTGTGACAATGTGGCCAAGCTGGTGCTCGACGCCATGAACGGGATTGTCTACGCCGATGACAAGCAGATCGCTCGGTTGATGGTGGAAAAGCACTACGCCGAAACAGCACGAACTGAGGTGCGTGTGTGGCCGCTATGAACCCCAACCCCTACACCCCACCTGCCGATCGTTGGTGCTCTAACTGCCAGCAGCACAAACCCACCACCGGCGGATCGTATCTAGTCACCCAGGGCGCGCTCCGTCAGCGGTGGATATGTGTCTCCTGTCTCGAAAACCGAAAAAAAAGAATCTCATCTCAAAAGGATTAAGCCATGGCCATGATCGTTCTGATACTTCAAGACGCCCCCGACGGGGTAGACGTGAAACTTCACCACGACCCGATTGTCCCGCCAGACCAGAAAGATTTCACTCAGGCCCAGAGCCTTGGAGCAATTGCACTGAACGCAATCCACAATGCGTCTATTCAAGAGCAACAACCAGAACCAAGGCGAATATTCCTCGTGGACGAGGATGGACTACCCAACTAACGATGGCCATCATCCGCTATGTAGGCACCAACGACCGGGGCATTGCGGTTGGCAAGTTCCATCATCGGTGCAAGCACTCGGACGAACTGGTGGACCGGGTGCGGGCGATGCATGAGGAGGAGGGGATGGGCTACCGGTCCATTTCCAAGATCACCGGGTTGTCCAGGTGGACGGTGAGGGACATCTGCCAGTACACGCGCAGGGCGCAGACCTACACTGGCTGGAAGAAGGTCGAGGGGTAGGGTGTGCATACCTGAGTGGGTGATCGCTTATCATGACACCCATGACCACTCCGACAGCGAAAAAACCGCGCAAGCGACAAGTTCGCCCTGGTGCTGAACGCATCGAGGCGAAGGCCGCGTTTTGCGCCAAACTGGCATCGTGCTGCAATGTAGGCCACGCCTGCAAGGCGGCCGACATCTCGCGTGATACCGCCTACGAATGGCGCAATACCGACAAGGATTTCGAGCGGGCCTGGGATGAAGCCATGAAGCGTGGCGTGTCTGCACTGGAGGATATTGCCCATGATCGCGCCTTTGAAGGCGTGGCCAAGCCCGTCTATCAGATGGGCGAGAAGGTCGGCACCATCACCGAGTACTCGGATACCCTGGCCATCTTCCTGCTCAAGGCCCACGCCCCTGAGAAGTACCGCGAGAACTCCAAGATCGAACTGGCCGGCCAGGTGGCCATCGGCAAGATGACCGAGGACGAGATGCGGGCCGAACTGGCCTTGCTGACCTCGCAGCTGACGCACGGTGGCCAGGGCTGAGTTGGAACGGGCACTGGCTATTGCCCGTGAGTTGCGTCGTCGTAATCCTTGGAATCCCATTGCAGGCCCGCAGACGCTGGCCTACCAGTCCGAGGCTGATGTCATCGGGTTCGGCGGGGCCGCGGGGGGCGGCAAGACCGACCTGGCCTGCGGCAAGGCCATCACCAAGCATCGCAAGGTCGGGATCTTCCGCGCCAATGGTACCGAACTGACCGGGGTCATCGACCGGTTGACTGAACTCATCGGCCGCGATGGGTACAACGGAATGGACAAGATCTGGCGCACACGCCGCGCGGATGGCGCCCCTCTCCAGATCGAACTCGGCAGCTACCCCAACCTGGGGGACGAGAAGAAATACCAGGGGCGACCGCATGACCTCCTGGTGTTCGACGAGGCAGCCAACCAGCGTGAGTCCCAGGTTCGATTCCTGCTGGGCTGGCTGCGTACCACCACGCCGGGCCAGAAGTGCCAGGCACTGATGACCTTCAACCCGCCCACGACCGCAGAGGGTCGATGGGTGGTGGCCTACTTTGCACCCTGGCTCGACCCTAAGCATCCGAAACCCGCCTTGCCGGGTGAGTTGCGCTACTTCGCCATGATCGACGGGGAGGAGCGCGAGGTCGAATCGGGTGATGTGATCGAACACAACGGTGAGCGCATCAAGCCGATGTCGCGCACGTTCATCCCGTCCAAGGTGACGGACAACCCCTACCTGACGGGCAGCAACTACGTCGCCACCCTGCAAGCCCTGCCCGAACCACTCCGCAGCCAGATGCTGCTGGGTGACTTCAATGCCGGCATCGAGGACGACCCGTGGCAAGTGATCCCCACGGCCTGGGTCGAGATCGCCATGGCGCGATGGAAGAGGCCCGACGTACTCAAGCCGATGGACTCCATGGGCGTGGACGTGGCCCGAGGTGGCGCCGACAACACCATCATCGCGCGCCGGCACGGCATGTGGTTCGACAAACCGCTGTCCTACCCTGGCAAGGCCACGTCGGATGGTCCGACTGTTGCGGGTCTGACCATTGCCGCCCAGCGTGACCAGGCGCCGATCCATATCGATGTGATTGGCGTGGGTGCATCGCCCTACGACTTCCTGTCAGAGGCCCGCCAGCAAGTGCTGGGCATCAACGTGAGCGAGAAGTCCTACGCATCTGACAAGTCCGGGCGCCTGCACTTCATAAATCAGCGCAGTGAGTACTGGTGGAAGATGCGCGAGGCACTCGATCCCAATGCCAACAACGGCATCGCACTGCCGCCAGACCCTCGGCTATTGGCCGACCTGTGCGCGCCCACCTGGCGGCTCAGTGGTGACTCAATTCAGGTCGAGGGGCGCGAGGAGATCTACAAGCGCATCGGCCGATCCCCTGACTGGGCATCGGCCTACATCCTGGCCCTGATCGACACGCCGAAGCGCATGAGCATTCCTGGCCTGTCCGGTGTGCATAGCAGTTACAGGCGCGAATACGATCCCTACGCATCGATGAGGGAAAACTGATGCCATTCAACGCAAGTTCCACGCTACTCACACAGGCGCAGATTGATGCGGCTCGAAACGCCAACATGGATGGCGGCACTACAGTGGGTACCTCGACGCTACTGGGTGGGGGCGATCCCGCCCCTAACCACGGGTCTGATCCTGTCGCGCAGCATCCGGCTGACACAACGACGACTGCGGGTCCGACCGGGACGTGGGGCACCTACTCATCGCCCTCATGGGATTCGACTACGGGCAAGGTGGTCGACAACGGTACCCCGACCTACAACGGGGTCCGAATCGATCAGATGGGCTATGACGACCTGGTCAAGAACGGCATCCTGACTGGGCCGATGACCCTGGCATCGGGTGTGCCCAAGAACGTCACCGACTACATGACGGCTATTCAGTCACAGTCACTCAGTAACGATGCCAATGGGGGCGACGGTAGTCAGGTGATGAACACGGCCTTCAAACAAGACCCGTTTGTCCCCGCCCAAGGGCTGGACTGGGGTGGAATCATCAAGGATCTGGTTGGGGTCGTGGCCGCGGGTTATGGCATGTACAACCTGGCTGCGATGGGGGGTAGTTTCCTGGGTGGTGGGACGGTAGCTGCACCTGCTACAACTGCTGTCGATACGACGGCGGCGAACAGTGGCGGATACTTGGCACCCGAGATGGGTACACCCGCTACCACAACGGGGCTGACTGCCGGGCAAGTTGCCGGAACCTCCGGTGCAGCGACCGGCGGCTCGTCGATTATGGATTCGATCAGGAATGCACTCACACCAAACGCTGGTGGCGGAAGCCTGTTGACCCCGAGAAATGTGCTTACGGGCGCTGGGATTGTCACCAGCGCAGTCACCGGCTCCAACAATGCCAAGACCATTGCCGATGCAACGGCCGCGCAGACCACCGCAGCACAGACGGCAGCCCAGCTACAAGCAAAGGCACTGTCCGATCAGAAGGCACAAGCCGATGCGGCACTCGCTCAACAGCAGGCCGCGAACAAGGCGCTGATCGATCAGCAGATGGCCGCAATGAATCTACAAAGCCAGCAGTTCCAGCAGCAGATGCAGCAGGCTCAACAGACTGCTGCAACGCAACTGGCCGCGTTGAATGCTCAGACGGATGCGGCCAACCGCGCACTGATGCTGCAATCCGAGGCCACAGGAAAAGCATCCCAGTCTCAGCCCGGTACCAACTCAGCAATAACCCAGGCCCAACGCGCATCCGCCGAGGGCCAGGGCGGGACGATGCTGACCGGCGCATCCGGCTCGGATAGCGACACCCTGAAGCTGGGCAGGAACACACTACTGGGCAGCAAATAATGACCTCCGAGATTAAGGTTCCCACCCCCGCCCGATTCCTGCTGAATTCCCGATGGGGCCAGCTGAAGAATGAACGTGCCAGCTGGATGAGCCACTGGAAAGAGATCAGCACCTACCTGTTGCCAAGGTCGGGCCGCTTCTTCCTGGACGACCGCAACAAGGGCTGGCGCCGACATAACAACATCTACGACTCAACCGGAACCCGATCTCTGAGAGTCCTGGCCGCGGGCATGATGTCGGGCATGACCTCCCCAGCACGACCGTGGTTCCGATTGGGCACAGCCGACCCCGACCTGGCCAAGAATGGCAACGTCAAGGTGTGGCTCAACGACGTGACCATGAGGATGCGGGATGTGTTCGCCAAGTCGAACACCTACCGGGCATTTCATTCGATGTACGAGGAACTGGCCGCATTCGGCACGGCCGCCAGCATCATCACGGCTGACTTCAACGACATCATCCATCACTACCCGTTGACCACGGGCGAGTACTGCATCGCCACCAACTGGCGCGGCGAGGTCGACACCCTCTACCGTGAGTTCGAGATGCGAGTGAGTTCCATCGTCAAGGAGTTTGGATACGACAAGTGCAGCACGGCCGTGAAAAACCTATACGACCGTGGCAGCCTGGATGCCTGGGTGACCATCATTCATGCCATCGAGCCGCGCGCCGACCGTGACCCCAGCAAACGCGATGCGAAGAACATGGCCTGGGGCAGCTGGTACTTCGAGAGTGGTGGCAATCCTGGGCACTACTTGAGCGAGTCAGGCTACACCGACTTCCCGGTGATCGCGCCGCGCTGGCAGATCTCGGGCGGTGACATCTATGGCAACAGTCCTGGTATGGAAGCGCTGGGCGACATCAAGCAGTTGCAGCAGGAGCAACTTCGCAAGGCGCAGGGTATCGACTACCAGACCAAACCACCCCTACAGGTGCCGAGCAACCTGAAGAACCGGGACGTGGACAGTCTGCCAGGTGGTATTACCTTTGTAGACGCTGGGCCGAATACCGGTATCCGCACCATGTTCGAGTCACGCATCGATCTCAACGCACTGCTGGGCGACATCCAGGACGTGCGTGAGCGCATCCGTGGCTCGTTCTATGCCGACCTGTTCCTGATGATCTCGTCCAGCGACGACCTGCGCATGACGGCGACCGAGGTCAGTGAGCGACATGAGGAAAAGTTGTTGATGCTGGGGCCAGTGCTTGAGCGGTTGCAGACCGAGATGCTCGACCCCGTCATCGAGTTGACCTTCAGCCGGATGATGCAGGCCGGGGCACTGCCGCCCCCTCCCAAGGAATTGCAGGGGCAGGATCTCAACGTCGAGTATGTCTCGATGCTGGCCCAGGCCCAGGCGGCCGTGGGCACCAATTCGGTTGACCGGTTCACGGGCGCCATGATGAACCTGGCCCAGGTCAACCCGACCGTGCTGGACAAGTTCAACGTCGATGAGTGGGCTGATACCTACTCGGGCATGTTGGGCATCGATCCCAACCTGATCGTGGCCACGGACAAGGCCGATGCGTCCAGAGAGGCGCGGGCGAAGGCCCAGGTACAAGCACAGCAAGCAGAGCAGCAACCCCAACAGGCGGCTGCGGCTAAGAGTATTTCCCAGATCGACCCGCAGGGACTGAAGGACGTGATGTCCCAGTTCACCGGGTACACCACACCACAAGGAGCGTAAATATGTCAGGCCTACTTAGATCAGTATTGGGTTTGTTGAAACAATCTGGACGCATTTTTGGACTTATTGACGACGCCGGTAATGAATATGGAGTGAGTTATGTTCTGGCGTCATCAGGGTGTCCTGTTGGAATTGCACCCACTGGCAGCATTGGAAACAACGGGGCATTGATACTAGGGACTGCACTTCAATACACCTACGCATCGGGTCTGTTCTTGTATTTCCCAGCGGGTGCAATTTATTCAGGCTCTCCTGCGGGGGCATACTGGGTTGTGATGTCCAGCACTACCGCTGGCACGGTGTACAACAACATGATGGGTAATATTCCCAGCGTTGTTCCCAGTCCTAATCCGTTTGTGACCACTGGTCCTGGCGCCTACACGGGTGTGGTTGGCAGCGCTTGCAACGTGGCTGCCGTGACTCTACCGGGCGGGTCGATTGGGCCGAATGGTTCAATGCGGATCACCTATCGGGTACTTAGTAACAACTCGGCAAACTACAAGAGTAGCGCGATTAACATCGGTGCAACAGCCATATATGGGATTAACAGTACAACTGTGATTGGCAACGGAGTTCAGGCAGTCATGTTTAATCGGGGGGTACAGAATAGTCAGTACACGCAGTTGACTAATTACACAAATGGCGGCGCGGCCACGCCCACCGCGGTCGATACATCGATAAACCAGATTATCTCTTTGACCGTATCTACTCAGACATCGGGTGCTGAAACCATAATCATGGAGGGTTTCACCATCGAGGTTCTGCCAAGTGCTTGATAGAAACCCGCGCGGCTTCCTGCTCGTCTGCCTGTTTGGCCTACTATTCTGGTTTGTGGTGGGCTATAGCATTGTCTATGCCGACCCGCTATTTGGCGGAACGATCAACGATGACGCTTGCGACGATGGCGCATACCACTGGGTCCGCGATCATGAGCCGGCGCACCGCATCCTGTTCGTGACCGACCCGCTATTGAAATTCTGCCCACTCGGAACAAAAGCCTGCGCT